CCGTTCTCCGTCCAATAAATGTTCCAATTTATGTGGCTGCGAATGCATCTTACCATACAACCACAAAATTTTTTGGGCCCACGGACCGATAATCGGAGTATACGGATCGGTCATCATATAACCCTCCGCCTTACGCACGAGCGCCAAACTCGCGGGCACGTCGTCCGGACTACAGGACAAGTGCAATTTCCGCAGATGACGCGGAACATCGATAATCGATTCGGGGCCAGTCCACGGGTCTAGATAGTATCGACCACAGAAAGGGACGGGATTGCCGGAATAGACCAACTCAGCCTTCAAAGTTTGGCCCATCCGCTTCGCGACACGTTCCGTAACACAACGGCCTCCGTCTGGCACGGCGGCATCGTCACCAGCGATCAAACAATGTTGGTTCCATGCTGCGGTTGGAGTCAAGCCCATCTCACGGGCTGCCACATACATGGTGTGACGATTGTTACAAGAATTAAAAGGTCCGGTGTCGCTAGATCCGGACAACCTGGAATTACCGGTCTTATACTGGACGCCGTGACGCGTGACGGCTGGTGCTTCGGTCTGTGAACGCAACAAGCGTTCAAACTCACGGTGATATGCCGGATTGAAAAACATCTTCCCAATCCGCACCTCGAACTCAGTCTGTAACAGGCCATGAGTGCCGTCATAGTTCGAGAAATCAGTGCACAGCATAGAAATACTGCCCCGCGCACTGTCTACCATCGCGTCCGCTAACTCTCGCGGATTTTTCCCAAAAGCATACCATGATGTCGGTTTCAGCAGCTGTTCTACAATCGCATACATGAAACCACCGTAACGCGTCCGATGATCGGCATCAACAGTACTAATATTCCTGGTTGGTTTAACGTCCGGGTATGTCTCGTTTTTCTGCATCGATTTAACTTTGAGCAGGTGCATAAATGATGTCGACTGGGCCTCCAACCACGTCGCCCGCTGACTAGGGCGAGTTTGGCGAGCCGCCACCTCTTCGGTGGTCCAAGGGCTGCCAGAGTGGCGCAGATCCGCTGGAATCAAGAAATCCAGGAACTCGTCAG